AGTTCCTAAAGTATAATGAACAAGTTTAGCAAGTGGATTCCATTCATATTCGACATCCAACCAGTTCCACTCTGGGGGCAGTTCACCAATGCGTTCATCTTCTAACCAAGTGAATCTATGCAGTTCTGCACCTGTTGAGTTTTGCACAAACTCTGGTGTTAGTTTACGGTTGGGAAAACTGTTGCAGTTCCACAGTATCACACTTGACCAGTTCTTGCGTGGATAGTCTTCGTTCTTAGACCCAAGATACTTTTCAGTCATGCGTGTTTTGTAGTCGTGTTTGACTACCATGACATCCTTGGCAAGATTTTTAGACTCCCATAGTTCCACAATGTCTCCACGCAAGATCATGTCACCATCAATGAAGATGGCCCAACCTGTGTAGTCCATCAAGTGTGGCACAAGAAAGCGGCTGTAGATAAATTGATTGCTGCCGTCAGTGTGTGTTTCGTCGTAGTCCCGGAACAAGTTCAAAGCCACAGGAACAATGGCCACTGGCCGACTGGCATGTCTAATGATTGAATTCACGCATGTATGATATGCAATGGCTTCTCTGGGATCATATCCTACAAATACTGGAATTGGTTTCATTTACGTTCAATATCATCTTCAACACAGCGTTCACCGTATTGTATTTCAATCAACTTTAGCGGTTGATTAGTTTCATTGCATAGTTGATGCCACTCATTGACTTTGATAAATGTGTGTTCATGCATGGTCAAGTGACACTTGACTTCTTGATCAGTACTGGCCTCATCCAAGGTGTACACTGTGGCCGCACCTTCGGCTACAAACCAAAACTCTGCACGGCTGTCATGTCGTTGCATGCTCAAGCATGTCTTTGGCATGACAGTGAGTTCTTTTAATTTTGTGTTAGCACCAACTTCATGCAACACACGATAGTATCCCCAGGCACGATCAGTCTTGGGAGTTTTCCATTCTGTCAGTATCCATGAACTTGAATTCATTTTGTTTTCGCCACCTACACCAAATTCAAAGTCCACATCATCAAACACCATTTCAGGAATGTTGTCGGCAGTGCGGTCTCCACCATTGGCAAATATGAACTGGGTTCTAGGCACAGTGTAATGTGCCCGGGCCACACGTATAGCATCTATAGCAGTGTTGTCATCATCGTCAAACTCAATTACTTTGTCTACCATGCGTAGATTTTCAATAATGGCTCGACGTTCGGCAACAGGCATAAATGGTCTGCCTTTTTTGCGTGTGAGCCAAGCATCTGAGTTGATGCCAACCACAAGCCTATCGCCTAGTGCTCGGGCTGCTTCAAAGTAGGCAATGTGCCCAGAATGTAGCGGGTCGAACCCGCCTGTGACTATTACTATTTTCATGTGAATATTTATAGGCTAGTATTTTCACAATCACTTATTTTTGGCATCCAAGGTTTATTGTCTAAATCAAGCAGCTTGCGTTTGTTGGTGCTTTTCCATTGTCTTACATAAGTGCTTTTTGCACTGCTGTAGTTGTTGTAATGTCGTAGTTCTATTTTCATATTGTTATAATCAACATAACTGTGCTCATTGCCAATGTCTGGCCGTCCCATGAGTTCCCACATTTTAACATAAGCCCAGGAATCACCGTGCCAGGTCAGTTTATCCTGATCAAAATATTGTAATGCCTGTTCAAAAAATGGTACACTACTGCGGCGGGCCAGTCGCCACCAAGGACTGATTGCAATAACATCTCGTCTACGCAACAGTGCGAGATCACAATCTTCAGGCAGTTCAGGAAAATCACGCATGAGTCTTGCGTCTGGTTCTGTCAACCAAAACACTTGATCATCTGCTTGTGTTTTTAAATATTCAGCAAAGAACAGTTCTCTATTGTACACAACATTTTGCGGATCACCATCAAAATAAACATTTTCGTCTCCCCATCCTGGATGACCGTTTACTGTTAAATGCACTAGAGGGATGTCAAAATATGCTAGATTTTTTCTTGCTCCAGCAAACAGTTGTTCGTAGATGTCATCTGGAAAATCTTCGCTGCCAGGTTGAAATTCTCTAAAGTTAACTGTGGCGTGATATATTACTGCTTTCATGGCGGTCCTTGATTATTTTTATTCACACACTGCGGCTATGGATTGATTCATGAGCCAATGCAAAGATTTCACTCGTCGACGACTGTATTTGTTTATAGTGTTTGACAGTGTAAAAGGTGAATACCAACAGTTGTGATCAGCATGCACTAGTTCGTAAAATTTTCCATCGTCTAGTTCTTTAAAATTAGTTTGGTGCAACAAGTAAGCATCCGGTGCTGTGATGATTACCACGCCCTGAAATTGATCAACTTGCTGTAAAAAACTTTGCACATTGTCCACATGCTCGATCACTTCTGGTATCAAGATAGTATCATACACATCAGATATCTGATCCCAACTACTGTAGAGTTCGCCATTGGGCACACGTAGAACTTCTGCCGCATGATAATCTAATCCATCTAGTCTTGCACACAAAGGTGCAATCTGTAGATGTAGACTTTTATGAACTTTGATCTTTGGCCAATCAGAGTAGCCCACATGCAAGACTTTTTTATTTTCAATAAAGGGCCTAAAAAAATCTATTCTGTTGCCATTTTTAAATGTTTTGTCTACATCAAGGTAGTGTCTATGAGATCCCATGCAGATATTTATCTGCGCATATTTTGATGCTCATGTATCAAACGCAGTTCAGGACTACCATTAGGGTTCTTTGCTGTATTGGCGGTAAAGTTCACAGCCTCTGACCATACAACCGTGCATTGATCAAACTGTTGTTTGACACGTTGCATCCACCAATCAGCATTTTCCACAATTAGATGTGCATTGCGCCCATCCGGTAATCGTTTCTTTGCAGGATAGCAAGCAATGATTAGGAAGGCAGCACGAGAAAACTTACTTTGCATGAGTTTCAGCGACTCGTCCAGCAGTTCAGGTTCAAAGTGTTCTATCACATCACAACTGACCAGGCAATCATAGGTGCCAGCAGGCACAACATCATAAGCAGGATTGCCAGGATCATAGCCCGCCAGTTCTTGAATACTGGGGAAATCTGCCGCCACACGGTTGAGAAGATTGCCATTTGCACACCCCCAATCTACTAGGCTCCAAGGTTGGTATTTGGTTACAAAATTGTGGACCAAGTCATACTTGGGCAAAAGTTCTTTGTACATTCCTGTCATAGTGTTATATATGAACGATGTACCAACCACCAGAATGCCACCCAGGCTTCAAAAAAGAACAAGAGAAAAAAGATTTCCATTTCTTCCAGATCTCTTTGCCACCGTTCTTGGTCGGTCATGTTATACCGTAATATCTTCCATGCCGGCTGTGCGTAGTCGAACCACGTGACCCATTTGCCATTGCTTGGTGTCCAAGCCCTTCATGATGCCCAACCACCGATTGCGTAGCAGTGCCACTTCATTGATAATGGTTTCAAAGTCCACAACTTCTTCTTCACCGTCCACATACTTTTCTGCGTCACGTGCTGTGAGCGCACGAGCATAGCCTTCGAGATATTTCTTGAAATGCCGGGTGCGTATCTTTCTCAGTTGAATGTTGAGAAAGTTCAGCACTGCCTCAATCTCTTGCAGTTGATTGAATCTGTGTTCAGTTATGCCAGGCAAGGCAGTGATGTTCTTTTCTACTAGGCCACCAATTTTACAGTCACGTTTGGCATCTGTTAGTTCAGACTCAAAATGGGCAATGAAGTCGGGTATATTGCTGAGATCTGCTACAACTTTACTGTACCACATGTATGTCTAGCCATTCTAAAAAACTTTGAGGATAAATGTTTATGTCAAGATTTCTACGAACTACGTATTCTTTTAGAAATTCTGACATCTGTTGTCGTTGTGTTTCGCTGGGATCGGCCTGTATAGACTGTGCAATTTGAGTTTGATAATGATCAGGTAATGATTGAATGTCTTGCATGATCTGTTGCTTACTGTCAACGTCAAGCACATACGGAGCCATCATACTGGGTTGATTAATAAACACCAATCCAATACGCTGGCCATTG